CGACCAAAAAGACTTCTACTGTGACGCCCGATGGCAGTAACAATCGACGCAACAGCGGGCGGCGCAAACGCCAACAGCTACATAACGCTGAGTGATGCGCAGGACATCGTTGATGGTTTAGTAGAGGATGCGGATGTAACCGCATGGGCTTCTGCTACTACCGATCAAAAGAACAGAGCGCTTTACACCGCAACGCAGCGATTAGATCGCGAGCGGTTTTTAGGCGCGAGGGCAACAGATACTCAGGCGCTGCAGTGGCCGCGCACTGGCGTAAGGAAGCCAGACACCTACGTCAACACCTACGCAACGGGCTTTCCGTTTCGCATTTCGGACGATTACTTCACCGACGAAGAGATCCCGGATCAGGTGAAGCGTGCTCAGGTTGTCCTTGCTGTCTACCTGAACAACAACAAAGACGGCATCGGGCTGAGCGGCCTTGAAGACTTCAAGAGCGTTCAAATCGGCAGCCTGAACGTGACACCTGACAAAACCGGTGCTGTTGGCGCTGATCGCGTTCCGCCGTTACTTGAACGGTATCTGACGGGGCTTAGAATTAGCGGACCAGGCAACATCGCTATCAAACGGAGCTGATCATGTACGGAGACCTCTCAGGCGGCTTCGAGTTCATCTCAGATACCGCTGCACACACAGGACGATTTCAGAAAATTTATTTCAAGGAGGACAGCGTTATCAGCGCAATCACGGTGAAGAACGCTAGCGGGAACAGCCTAGCCAGTGAGACTTTTGTGGCTGACACCTATATCTGCGGAATCATCACCAGCATTACGCTGTCTAGCGGTGCCTGCCTTGCCTACAACCTCTGATGGCACTTGCTGATTCGCTGGGCAAGGTCGCAACCAACGTCCTGAAGGCGCTTGGTGCTGACGTGACAATCAGGTATATCACCAGCGGCAGCTACAACACCACGACTGGTTTGAGCACTGAATCTGTCAGCGACACCAACGTCAAAGGTGTGGTCCAGGCAGTTGCAAAGTCTGAGGTCAACAGCTTGATTGAGGCGCAGGACAAGCGCCTAATCGTTTCTGCGGAAGAGCTGGCAACAGCCCCAGGGACAAAAGACAGGGTTGTCATCAGCTCTGTTGTGTACCAGATCATTTCTGTAAACACGGTTGAACAGGACAACACAGCAATTACCCATGAGCTGATTTTGAGGGGCTGATGGCTAAGCGCGAGATCACGATTTTGCAGATTGGTGATTACTGCGAGGAGAAGGTGCAAGAGCTTGTCCGCGAAGCGGGCGTAAAGCTGCGCGACAGACTTGTGGAGCTGAGCCCTGTTGGAGAAGTGAATGGCAACACGTTTAAATCCAACTGGCAGCCGCCTGTTTACGCAGACAAAGGGTTAACGGCCAGGATCACTAATACCACGCAGAACTACGGCGAAGCCATCACTTTTGGCGGTCAGTACATGCCCCCGTCATGGCAGGGCAAGTTCCGTTCACGTTTCGGGCTTAAAGAAAACTGGCCTACGTTGCTTGCCGGTAAGGACGTGCAAAACGCTATCCCTAGCATGTGGAACAGAATTGTTAGCAAGCCATGAGCAGTACATATAACGACATCAGGGCTGCCATTGAGGCACGCATTGCCACAGAGATGGCAAGTTCACCGGCGTACCAGGTGAGCTATGAGAATGTCCCGTTCACACCGCCAAACAATTCCACATGGATCAAGGTGCAAATACGGTTTGGCGAAAATGCTTATGCCACGTTGCTTGGCCCTACGACGGGAAGCAACCGCCAGTCTGGGATTGTTGTGATTGGGATTTTTAGTCCAATCGGTGTAGGCACTGGCGATAACTACACCCTGGCAGAACGGCTAAAAGACCTGTTTGACCGCAAGATTGTCAGTCAAATCATTTTTGATGCGGCGGACGGGCCTGCGATTGTGGAAGCTGCTCCTGAATCCTTTTTTCAAACAGAGCTAGCCATAACATTCAATGCATTCGTACAATAGGCAAAGCCAACTACCGTACTTACGCTATGGCCACCACGTTGTCCGGTACGTCCGGCGCTCTCTATTACAAGCCTGCTGGCACTGACAGCACGTTCACCTCAGCGAACGTGACTAACGCTGGCAACCAGATCTCAATCGGCGCTTATCGCAACTTCAAAGTCAACGACAAGGTTTCGTTTGGCACTGGTACGGGCGGGACGCTGCCTGCCGGATTAAGCGCCAGCACAGACGTCTTTATCAGAACTTACGACGCGGCATCCGGCAACGCTACGTTTTCCGCTACTTCTGGAGGTACTGAGCTGGCCCTGTCAAACGACGGGACTGATGGCACCACGCCATTCACCATCAAGTTTGCTGAGTTTCAGGCTGTTGGTGCTGTCCGCGAATGGTCCTTTGAGATCACTCGCGATGAAATTGACGTGACCACCATTGGCCAAACCCTTGGCCAAACCGCACCGTTCAAGACCTACATCACCGGCTTTGCTGATGGTGAAGGGTCTGCCACGATCTACACCACTGACGATGACACCACCATCGCATCACGCTTGGTGGAAGACGTTATCCAGCGGATCCAGACTGGTGTGCAGTTCAAGCTGTATATCGACCGCGTGGTTACTTCTGGGACTGTTGATGAAACCGCTAGCCGGTCGATCTCAATGGAAGCTGTGTTGACTTCAGCCAGCTATTCAGTGAACCCGGATGACGCCCAATCCATTGAGATTGCTTTCCGTCCATCTGCTGCGCCTACTTTCGACCTCGCCAAGAGCTAATCGATTGTTGTTTGTTTGTTCACCCCTGGCTTGCGCTGGGGGTTTTTTCATGAGTAGTATCTGCTTACTGTTTCCAGGTTTTTATGTCAGCCAGTGCAAGTGGACGCGCACTAGATCGCCTCAAAAAGGCTGCAAATCTGACGCCAGTTAAACGCATCGTGATCCTGAGCAATGGGGATGAATTTGTGTTTTGGTCTACCCCATTGACCATGGCAGAGCGTGAGCGGGCGCAAAAGCAGGCCAACTCAGATGACGCCACTCAGTATGCTTTGCAGCTGCTAGTCAACAAGGCCACTGACGAAAACGGTCAGCGTATGTTTAAGGCAGGTGAACTTGCAGAGCTGAAAAACGAAGTAAGGGACGAAGACCTGCAAGGTTTGATGGTTGCCCTAATTACTGGCGAGGGCAACGTGACTGAGGATGAGGCAAAAAACTAAGCAAGCTCTTCAAAGATGACTGGCCCCTGAGAGTGCAGATGCGTGTGGCTCGGGAATTGGGCTACACGCTTTCTGAGCTTACAAGCAAGATGTCCCGCGAAGAGCTGCAGCTTTGGTGCCTGCTGTTTGAAGTAGAAGCTCAAGAGCAAGAGGAGATGCGCCGGAAAGCTAAGCGGCGGTAGACTTTAAGGAACTTGGCGAAAATCCTGTGGCGGGCACTGTTGTCATTGACCTCACAGCAAAGGACAATGTCAGTTCAACGCTGGGCAAGGTTGATGGGCAAGCCAAAAAGCTGAATAAAACGTTTGTAGACAGCCAAGGAAAGTTGCGAAATGCCAGCGGGCAGTTCGTCAAAATGTCGAAAAATGCTGGTACAGCCAGGCAAAGTTTCAAGCTGTTAGGCGCGACTTTTTCTACATACCTTGCCCCGCTGGTTGCGTTTGGAGCAGCCGTCAAAGGTGTGACTGATTCGCTGGCTGTGTTTTCTGCCCGTCAAAAGGACACCCAGGCCCTAGCAAACGGCATCAAAGGGATGACCACTGACGGGAATGCTGCTTTGGCTTCGCTGAAAAAAAGTGCGGACGAGCTGGGCAAGGCCACATTGTTTGATGAAGAAGATTTCACCAAAGGCTTCAAGCTGCTGACTAGCTTCAAGACAATTGGCGTGAGCAGTTACGAAGACGTTACCAAAACGGCAGCCGATATGGCGACCGTGCTGGACCAAGACGTAAACAGCGTGTTGTTGCAGGTTGCCAAAGCGTTAGAAGCTCCAGAGGTTGGTTTGACCGCACTGCAGCGGTCTGGCACGCGATTTACTGACGCGCAAAAAGCGCAAGTCAAGGCTATGGTCGCGGCCAACAAAACCGCAGAAGCTCAAGCTTTTATTTTGAAAGAACTTGATCGCCAATATGGCGGAGCAGCTAAGCAGGCAGCCAAAGGATTTGCTGGGGCCATGGACACGCTTGGCGAGTTTACAAGGGACGCTATGGAGGCACTTGGCGGATTTGTTGCTCCTGCAATTACTAAGGGAGTGGAGTTTTTGACTAAGGGCATTGAACATCTCAGCAAGTTCTTTAACTTTTTTGGCAGGACGGTGATTCCGGCTGCGCAAAAAGCCTTCAAGCCTCTTATCGAATCCTTCCAAAAAATATTTGAAAGAATAGATTTTCAGAAAGTTGGTAACCTTATAGCCAACGTTGTCGTAGGTGCCTTGACGTCGATGTATAACATCGCGAGCTTAATTACGCCCGTTATTGGGAAAATTGTAGAGGCGTTGTTCTTTATGCTTGAGCATAGTCCTTTTGGTTTCATGGTCAAAGGGATCATGAAAGTTGCTGAATCTTTAGGGCTGACACAGCCATTGATGGATGAGTTCGCACAGGAAACAAATAATGTCAAGACTGCTTTTGATGACATACCTCCTGCAGTAGACGAAGCAGTAGAGGCTCAAAAGCGAAAAATTGAAAGCCTGAAAGAATCAGTTCGTTTAGTTGAAAAAGAAAAGAGTGCTGTGGAAGCACAAAAGCAAGCGTTTGAAAATCAGTTAAAGGTTAGTGACGCAAAGTTAAACGCAGAGGCCGCAATCAATCAAATGCAGAATAAAGGTCTGCAGATTGCGTATGAAATGGCAGGATCTGCTGGAGAGCGGTTAAAGCTTGCTCGAGAAATTTTTAAAAATGAAATTAATGGTGCAAAGATTACGTTTAAGAAAACCCTGAACAGTATTAAAGCTGAGCAGGTAAGGCTTAAGTTCCGCAGAGCAGCGGCGGTTATTGAAGCCAAAATGATCCAGGCGCAAGGTGAACTCGCTGCAGCAAAAGAAAGAGACGGTGAGAAAGCAGCACTTATCCTCGAAAAAACACAAAAAGCCGTCCAAGTCCAAAGAGAAAATATTGGCCTGATTGACGGCCAGATTGCATCTCAGTCCAAAATTGCTGGTTTCCAGAGGCAAGCCGCTGAAGCACAGCTTCAGTCAGCGCGGATGACTGCAGAGCAAAACCTGAAGCAAAGGCTTGTTAGCGATGGAATTAAGATGAGTGAGGAAAAAGCAGCTCAGCTGACTGGAAGGCTTGGCGAAAGTTCCATTGAATCAATGAACCTTGAAGGCTCGGTCAGGCGTGTAGGAGACAATGCCAGAAGCACTTCGCACATGTTCATTCAAGTTTCAAACAATGCTAATAATGCCGCTAACCAAATCACTCGGGCTGCTATCGCGCAAGAAAGGCTCAATAGGGCCAGAGTCCGTCAGAGCAGTTCGCGCTCATCGTCAACTAC